CACAGGTGGACGAAACGGCTACGGAGCAAAACTCACAAATATCTTTTCAACAAAGTTTACTGTAACTTCTTGTGATCCGGTAAACAACTTGGAATATTCTCAAACATGGGAGAAGAATATGAGTGTTTGCAATGAACCAAAAATCAAAAAGTACCGATACAAAACTGGAAAAACCACCATCATGTTTGAACCAGACATGTCAAGGATACCAATCTTTGATATTGACTCTTTGAAAGAGATTACAATTGAAACTGGCATCTGGGTCCCAAGAGTCCATTTCAATGGAGAGTTGGTTTCTGGATCTTTCGACTCTTACGCAAAGCGGTTTGTTGAAGAGACTGCCAAAATGTCCTTTGCAAACTGGGAGGTTATAATTGGAAGATCGACTGACGGATTCAAACAACATTCATTTGTGAATGGTCTACGAACTTCAAGGGGTGGAACACACGTTGATCACGTAGTGTCTGAGGTGTGTAAACATCTTGGTTCTACGTACCGAGTTTCACAAGTGAAGCCGCACCTCTTTGTATTTGTAAAATTGTTGGTTGACAAGCCAGTGTTTTCTTCCCAAACCAAAAATGAGTTGGAAACTGTAATAAAACCTGGGACTTTGGAAATCAAACCAAAATTTATCAAGGATCTTCTAGCAACTGGTTTATCCATAGACTTGGATTCGATTGAAAAGTCTAAACTCAAAAAATCAGATGGGTCGAAGCAGACGAAGGTAAAGGGTATACCAGAACTTGACGATGCAAATTGGGCAGGTGGGTCCAACTCTGATCAGTGCACTCTTATACTGACAGAGGGGCTCAGTGCAAAGGCTCTCGCCATTTCTGGATTGACTGTTGTTGGACGAAATGCATATGGGGTTTTTCCATTACGAGGGAAACCAAAGAATGTGAGGGACAGTGCAGTGAAAAACTTGGAAAAGAATCGAGAGTTTGCTCAGCTGAAGCAGATTCTGGGTTTGAAACAGGGGGAGATTTATGAAAGTACAAAAAGGCTTCGGTACGGGAGAATTCTCATCATGACTGACGCTGATCTTGACGGGTCTCACATTAAGGGTCTCGTTCTAAATATGTTTCACGTCTTTTGGCCCAGTCTCATCAAACTTGGGTTTATAAGTTCGATGGTTACGCCAGTTGTGAAGAGGGGTCCGGATTGGTTTTACACTGAAGAGGCTTTCAAAAATGCACCGGAAAAATCAGGCACACCAAAGTATTACAAGGGGTTGGGTACATCGACATCTTCTGAGGCGAAAGAGTACTTCAAAAATATAAACAAGCTCACAGTCCGATTCGATTATGATAGACAGACGGATGAGTCTATGATGCTCGCCTTTTCAAAAACGCATGTTCAAAACAGAAAGGATTGGCTCTTGATACCCGGTGACAGGGGGTTTGTAAATTATGGGTACATTTCAAAATTGAGTATATCTGATTTTATCAACATAGACTTTGTGAAATTTTCATTGGAGGATATTCATCGAAGCATTCCTCACTTGGTAGATGGGTTGAAACCGAGTCAGCGAAGCGTGATTTATTCTGGAAAAAGAAAGGGCAACTTGGAAAAGGAGCTCAATGTGTGTCAGTTTTCTGGGTACATTGCTGAACACACCGATTATCATCACGGGGAGGCGAGTCTCCATGGAACGATTATCGGTCTTGCTCAAGATTTTGTTGGTTCTAATAACATGAATCTTTTGATGCCATGCGGTCAGTTTGGGAGTCGTCTAGAAGGTGGAGAGGATGCTGCGAGTGTCCGGTACATCTTTACAAAATTTGCACCGTATACAAAAAAGGTGTTTGATTATCGGGATGATGAGATTCTGGGCAACTGCGCGCAGTTGAACAACTGCGCGACGAGCGTCCCAACCTTTTACGTTCCAATTTTACCAATGTGTCTTGTAAATGGATGTGATGGGATTGGTACCGGGTTCTCTTGCAAGATTCCTCCGTTTAATCCTGAAGATTTGAAAAAGAACATAATACGAATATTGAACAGGGAATCGATTGTGAAAATGACACCTTGGTATCGCGGATTTACTGGAACAATAAAATCGGTGGATGAGACATCTTGGGTGTGTGAGGGAGTTGTGAATCGTATATCTGATGGGGTTTACGAGGTGACTGAACTTCCACCTGGTCTTTGGACTCAGAAGTTTAAAGAGTCTTTGGAGGATGCTGGATTGCGGTATGAAAATCATTCAACCGAGTCGAATCCAAATTTTAAAATCTGGTCACCTACAGAGTTTCAGTGTCCCAAGAAGGTTATTCATACATCGAATATGTATCTGATTACATCTTCTGGGGGCATCAAGAAGTTTGGTAGCGCAGAGGAGATTCTCTTTGAGTACTCAAAGATTCGACTCTACTATTACAAACTTAGAAAGGCGAACATCTTGGAGACGCTCAACAAGAAGCTGAAAACTCTTCAAGACAAGATTACATTTATAACTGCAGTAATAAGCGGGAGTCTAAAAGTGTTTGGGAGACCAAAGGCGGATATCAAAGTTGATCTTGATAAGATTGGTTTACCCATTGAAATGCTTCAGACGAGAACCGAAGAGTACACTCAGGAAAAGATTTTGGAGCTCAATGCGAGTATAAATGATATTAACAAAAAGCTGGAGGAAATCTCCAAGACATCTACGGCGGATATGTGGAAGAAAGATCTCTCTGAATTATAGGAATGGCTGATGACAACCGAGTAATTATGGTGTCAGTCGATTTTAAAAATCCAACACCAGTGAAAATAACAGATGCATCAATAGTGAGTGATCTTAAACCAGAACCAAAAAATAAGTACACCACTTTATATAATCGGATAGTCATCCCAGATAGTTTTGTACTTGGAAAACTCCCAGAATCAGCAAGGTTGGACTTTGTAACCACAAATCCACCACTTGTAAACATATCAAATTCCCACATTTCTTTAGATTATACCAATACAGCAAAGTCTACTACATATGAATCATATAATCACACACCTACATATTACACTTTAAGCGATGGAAAGAAGTATATTCTTGATGCAAATGGAAGTTATCATCCGATTGATTTGTCTTCCAACAATTTAGCAATCATAGGCGATCAGCTGATGGCGATTCCGAATTCTCCAATATTTGATTGGGAGCCTGTGGAGCCAGATTCCTTGTTCGTTCCAGATCCAATAGTATCAGAACCTATAAGAACATTTGCAACCGGTGCGGCTATAGGACTAGCAGCAGTTGGTCCCCAAGAAGAATTGTTGTATTTAAAGAATGCGGATTGGACTCCGAATCTTGTCCAGCACACAAATTTTTCAGTGTTTCAAAAGGTTTTAAATATAACAACAGCTCCATTTTTGGGAAACACGATTACATGTTTGATAAATCCAGGTGAGTGTGGTGATCTTATAGGTCCGATGTATCTAAGTTGTTCATTGCCTCCAAATATTCAGTACCTGGACAGAGTCGGCGTTGCAATAGTAGACAAGTATGAGCTCTACTTTGATAACATACTCATTGATTTCTATGATTCTGATTGGCACACAATCTATAATGATATTTTTTTAAGCGCTGATGAAATTTTGGCACTTGAACCAACAATCAACGGAACCAATCTTTTGGTTCCTCTCCGATTCTTCTTTTGTAAAGGACCTGAAATGTACCTACCAATATGCGCTTTGAAATACCAGAAGGTGTATATAAAGATTTATTTCAATCCATCTTCTTGGATCACTTCTGCTCCAAATATTGAATTATCAAATGTGAGTTTGATTTATGATACTGTATTTTTAACCAAAGATGAAAAGACTTACTACATGAATTCAAAAATAAATTTAACCATCCCAAGATATTATAAAGAGGTTCCAGTTGCATTCACTCAAGGGTACGTGAATATGAATATAACTGCAAATTTTAAAGTGAATATGATGATTTGGTTTATAAGAAACATGGCGGAGTACAATGGTGATTACAGAAAAAGATATGATTATGGGTACATTTCCAATCTTGTAAGATCTTACACTTCTTATATAGATTGGAGAGGAAATACAAAATATTATCAAAGAGTATTTGATGATTTACAAATATTTATAAACAACCACAACATAGTATCAGGTATACCGGATGATATTTAC